CATCTCACGCTTACATCGAGGTGCCAAAGTTCCATGCATCAGTTGTTGAGGCATATTACATCCGCCGGCTCAAGCCACCGTTCAATGCCACTTACCCGCCATTGCGTCTCTACTCCGATATCGTGGACGAACTTGGGCTTGATGCGCCGTGTTGAGCAGGCCCGCTGCCTGGTAATGAAGATAGCGCCGCCGGCGGTACGATGATGAGTTCGCCGTCGACCACCTGCATGACCAGTTCGGCCGCCTCGGGCGTGATGACGTGGTAGTCGGTCACGGCACAAGCCCGTTCTTTTCGATGAACGCCTGACATGCGCGGCCAGTCGAAAGGTCCGTCTCGACCGCTTCGATCAGCTGCTTAAAATCCTCGTCAGCTCGGCTTGAAACCAGCCCGGCGGATGGATCGGCGCCGTCGCCGCCGGCGGGGCCTTCGGCTTGGGTGGCGGTGGCAGGTCGGTCGGGACATACCGAGGGGCCGACGCGCAACCTTGGAGCAGCAGCAAGGCGCCGGCGCAGATCAGCAATTTCATCGTCTTTTCCCTTCGTGATGGTGGAGTTGTCGGTAGCCTGCTTGTTGCCGGCGGCGGCGTTCTCGCGCGCCCGGGTGAGCACGGCGGTGGCGTCGACAGCGGCCCGCTCGGCGACGGCGGCAGCATGCCCGGCGTCATAGCGATGGCCGCCATACGCCATCACGCCGAACCAACTGCCAACGACCACGCCGGCGGCGATGATCATGCTGATGAACCAGCGATCGAGCGGAGTCATGCCGCCTCCCGCAGCCCATCAAGGAAGAGGGCTTTCTCTGCGGCGCGGCGCTTGACCAAGCCGGGGAGCTTTTCCTTGCCAGCGTAGACCCAGCGGTCGAACTGCTCGGCCGCGGGCTTGTAGTTGCCCTTGTTCAGCAGGATCAGCAGCGTGGATTCAGCCAGCCGGCGCTCACCGAGGTTGAACGTGAACGACACGAGCGCGTCGAATTGCTCTTGTTTGAGCGGGACCTTGACCAGCGACGCGACAGCGGCCTCTGCGTCCTCGAGATCCTGACTCAGCCAGATATCGGCCTGCTGGACAGTGCAGCGGTCACCCATCTTGACGTTGCGTGTATGGCCCACACCGAGGGTCGGGATGCCGGCTGGGCAGCGATACGCCTGCAGGTAGCATCCTTCGAATTGACGAATCAGCGCGCGACACGCGCCGGATGCTTTCATGTCGGCAGCCATCAGACCATCTCCTTCACGTCCTTGACGATCTCGGTGATATCGGCGTCGCGCTTCTTGTCGATGTAGGCGAACAGCGCGCGCACGATCAGCCAGGACGGCAAGCCGCACGCGAAGCACACGCCAATGATGCCCATGAGGCCGAATACATCTTTGGCCCAGTGTTGCCAGCCCATGTAGCTGATCAGGGCTGGACCGCCGCAGAATGAGCCGATCAGCGTACAGATCAGGGCGACATGCCATTCCCGGTCGTCCTTGGGCTTTGTCATGGTCATGACGACATAGGTGGCCAAGCCGGCGCCGATGCCGCTGACGCCGGCCAGGCCGCCGATGATCTTCCAGCCTGCTACGCCGGCGGCCGTGCCGGAAATTGGTTCGCTCATGTCTTGGACTTTCATAATTAAAATTTTGGTTGTGGAAGGATCAGGGAAGGGCGACGGTGAACCCGCCGCAGTTCTCGACGCGCGCCGTGATCGTGTTGCAGATGGCCGCGCCGTATGCTGGCGTCATCGTCAGCGTCCACACATTCCCACTGCGGGAAAGCGTGAACGTCGGCGCTGTCACCATGCCGTTGCCGGCGTAGATGTTGACGCTCGTGTTGAGGGCGTCCCGATAATTGACGCCGCCGTCCTGATACACCAACGCCTCAAGATTCGCGATGCCGATGCCGGCCTGGAAAGTTGTGTCGTACCACGTGATTTCGAAGCGCACAGCTGCCTGTTCGATGCCGGCGCTTCCGGTGCACGTGAGCGTTGCGATGGCTGTGCCGCCGGAAGCGATGACCTTGCCCACGCTCTGCAGCAGTTCGTTGTCGCGCACCCGGCCGGCCATGTAGCGCGGCGCGCCGCTGGCAATGGCGGACTTGATCGATGGCGGGACGCTCGACAAGTTGAGCTCTTGGGCACCGCCGGCGTAGGTGACGAACGAATTGCCGTTGGCAGGCAGAGTGACGCCGTCAAGGGTCAGCTTTGCTCCGTTCTGCACGATCCGGTTGTAGGATGTCCCGGGCGACGTAAAATCAGCGAAAACGCTATTTCTGATCGACATCGATCCGCTGTCGAGGAACAGCCACGATGTGGTGCCCGCCGCGCTGCCGTACACCAGCAGCGAGTCACAGCCCTGCATGGAGATGTTCGAGAACGTCGAGTGTATCGCCGCGCCGTATCCAGTCCCGACCTGGACATTTTCGTGACCACAGCCGACCATCGATATGTCGCTGACGTCGAACTTGTACGCACAGTCGGAGATGTTGTCAGCGGCGCATCCGACGAGAGCGCTGTATTTCAGGCCGTACAGCAACCAGCCGATGTCGCAATCGCGGGCCCAGCAGTTCGACGCCGACAAGGATGTACCGGTCGCGTTGTTGGAACCGTCGTTCTGCCACCAGAAGCCCACTGCTGCCGAGCCCCAGCCATACGTCTGGCCCTGGAGCCCGCGGCGCGTGTTCGCATCGCATACGACCTTGTCGAACTTGGATAGCCATGCATCGTTTGTCACGACGCCGTATTGGCACTGGTAGATGTACACGTCTTCCATGTGCCACTGCGACATGCGCGGCGCGAAAATGCCATACTGGACGATGTAGCCGTTGCTCTTGAGGGTCATCCCTACAATCGACGTGCCGTAGTTGTAATCATCGCTCGGGTGCCGGCAGATGATGATGGCGTTCTTGTCGTAGGTGTCGTTCGTCGTGCGCGCCGGGGCCTTGTTGCTTCCCGTGCCCACCGTTGTGGTGGTCTTCGTGATCGTCGTCTTGCCCCGCCCTTTGCCGCGTAACTCTTGGCCGCCGTCCAGGTAGATCGGCGCCGAGGTGTTGTAGTTCTTGTCCATCAACTCGATGCGGCCAGCGCCCGTGTTGATGGCGCGCTGAATCATCCCGGTTGAATCGGCCTCGGCAGCCAAGAAATAGTCATCCACGCTGACCGATTCGCGCAGCTTGTCCTGCACAGTCCTAACGGCTGCACCGGTGCCGCTGGCCTGGAACCCCATCAACGATGAGCCGCCCGCCCCGGAAATAGAATTCAGGTATGTCGAGACGAACGATGCAACGCTAAAATCGTTTGAGTTCGGCGCGTAAAAGACGGTCCGGCCCTTCGAGTCGATGACCGTCTCGGAATAGGCGCCGCTGTAGAACACGTTCGCGGGCGCGTTCGCATCGTTGACGAGATACCCGTTCACCGTGCGGATCGGTTGCGCGGCCGGAAGCGTTCCGGCGGCATCCCAGAACACCGTCACCGGATGCGTGATCGGGTCCATGCCGGCGACGCCGAAGTACACGGAGCCGTTGGTCAGCGGCTTGCCATCGAGGCCAGTGTATGTCTTGAAGGGTTGTTCGACTGGGAGCATGCGGGTCCTCGATCAGTGCAGGGTGGCGCCGGCCGGGCGTGCGGGCGACTGGTTGTTATTGGCTGCGGCGCGGCCGCGGGTGAGGGCGACTTCGATACGCTTCTGAAGTTGGCGGTTCTTGACCTGCTTCGAGATCAGGCGCAGGGTCGACAGAACCGGGACCGGCAGGCCAGTGAATGCCCCAGTGGCGCCGGCCTCGGCAAAGGCTGCGAGCATCACGCTGGCGGTGTTTGAAGTGTTCACAGCGCCAGGCGGCACGGTGTAGATAACCCGGGCCAGGTCGTTGATGTCGCGAAGGTGCTGCGCGCCCTGTTTTCCGAAGATCGTTTGCAGGCGGCCGTCAGCATCGAGGCGCTTGATCGCCTTGTCGAGCTTCGGCACAGACAGAATCACGTTTCCACGCTGGTCGGTGGCGGTGTTTGCGAACGCCTGCTCCTTGATCCAGTTCATTGTCTCGCCCTGCAGATCCTTCCAGGCCTGCTCGCCAGCTGCACGGATCTCGGCCGGCGCATCCTTCCCATGGGTTAGAGCGCGGCGCACGCGTGAGACACTCTCACGGCTGGCGTTCAGGATCGAGTGGTCGAAGACATCGGCGATGGCAACTTTGCGGTCGGCCATGCCCTTCTTCGTGTTCAGAAGTGAAGTGACGACGCCGTAGTCTTCATACTTTTTCGCGAGGTTCTCACGCAGACGGCGAGCGTTCCGGTACGCCGGGCCGATCACCGGCTCCGTCGCACTGTCGATCGAACCTTTCAGGATGGCTGAGTTACGGATGTTCGTCGGCTCGTAGTCAGTGGCGTTTCCGATCGCTCGGCGCAACAGTTCAGCGTTCTTCACAGTCGTCGGCTGCGCAATGAGGTTGCCGTCTGCATCCTCAACCGCGGCGCCCAGCTTGATAGCATGGCGGCGCGCAGCGCCAAGAAGCGGCGACACTGCGGCGTCTGGTGCGCTGTCGTTTAGGAACTGAACAGCCGCGTCCAGCGTCACCGGCGCGGCGCTCTCAGGCGAATTCTCGGCGGCCTTATACGCGGCGCGCACGCGGCCTTTGTCGAACTCAATACCCTTTTTCAGGGCTGCGTCCACTGAGCGGCCCGTGCCGGCCAGATCGGACGATTCCTTGCCGGTTTGATCGACGAGGTTATCGAAGTGCTTCGCTACCTGCTCGTTCTGGTCAGAGTAGCGGTCGCGCAGAGATCCGCCGTTCTCGCCCTTGGCCGTCTCCTGCTCGAAACGCAGCTGCTGCTGATCGCGGGTTTCCTGCCCTAGCGTGAGATCGACGCCGACCTGATCGGCGATCTGGCGCCGCTGCGATGCCATGTCCGTGCCTGCGGCACCGACGCTGGCCTTGGTGCCGGGCGTAGGCGTGTCAGCGACTGGATCCGCATTACGCGACAACGTGCGCTGCACGCGCTCCGCGATGGCCGGCGACACCTTACGGATCTGGGCAACAGCCGGCGGCTCGGGAGCGCCCTGTGGAGCGGTCACGAGGTCGCGAAGGCGTCCGCCCTTGCCAGCGACAGCGGCGGCATCTGCCGCGTCCAATGCGGGGGCAGTGTTGCGCGCGGTCTCCCGGACAGCATTTACGCCAGCGCGCGCACCGGCACCCGCTGCGGCGAGTTCGGGCATCAGCGTCACGGGCAGCACGGAATTCAGCGCTTCTCCGGCAGCCTGAGTGTATTGCTGACCCGTCTGTGTCCGCGGCTCGTAGGTGAGTGCATGCGCACCGTCGCCGGCCGCCTGCTCGATCTTCGCCATGCCCTGCGGCGTGCCGAATTCGCCAGTTGCGACGGCGCCAGCGAGGCCTCCCAGCGCGCCGCCCAGCATGCCCAGCGTCCCTCCGGTCGCGCCGGTAGCGAGGGACAATGCGGTTTCTCCAATGCCCTTGATCTTGTCGATCAGCGATGGGTCCGCAGGCGCTGCCGGCTGCTGGTCCGGCACGTAATGTCCGGTGACGTCCACGCGCGGGACGCTCGGGTCCACTTCCCTGTTGGGTGTTCCGAGCTGCTGCTGGAGAATCGCGAACGCCTGCTCCTGAGTGGCACCCTCCGGGCCCTCGACGCTGTATTTAACGCCTTCCGGCGAGGTGAATTCGAAGGTCGGCATCAGTGCACCTTCACGGTCCAGCCGGCCGGCAGGGAAGAGGCGGACGAAGCCGGCGGCGTAGCTGGTGCGCCGCTGTGCTTGCCGTACAGGGCGACGGCCTGCGGGGAGAGGTACTTGTGGAAGTCGTCGCGGCCGGTCGTTGTGCGGTACTGCTGGTCCAGGCCGGCCAGCTGGCCGACCATGAGCTCCTTGTAGGTGTTGATCACACCGCGTAGCTGCGCCGGGCTGTTGGCGGCCGATACCGTCTTCGCAGCCTCTTCGCGATCATGGCCGGTGCCTCCAGCGCCGACGATCGCCTTAACGATCTCGTCCGTGACGACCTTCTTTGCAGCCTCGAACTTGACGGGGGCCTCTTTGCCGGTTTGCGTCGCGAAGTAGTTCCCGAGACGGTTTATTGCTGGCGTATCGCCGTTCCCCATCGCATCCGCAAGCTGTCCGAGCGTATCGAGGTGCGATAGACCGACGTTGAACGAGCGTACGGCGTTTCCGTTTTTCCCGGTGGCGAAGTCCTTCTCGGCCTTGCTCGACGTTCCGAAGTCCTGCGCGCGGTACTCAGGGTTGATCTCAGCGACGCGCGACATCACCGCTTGGCCGTAGGGCGTGCGCATGGCCATCGCACCGAGCGGCGCCATGCGACCGGTTGCGATCAGTTGAGCGACGTTCTCGACCTGCTTCTGGTCGACGTTGCCGCCCTTGTTTTCCTCGCGCGAGTCGATGCGATCCTGCACCGCGAGCTGCGTGCGGTTGTTCATGCCGGTCGTTTTGACCTGCGTATCCGCCGACAACTGCGCGTTAGCATCTGGCGTCGTGTACTTCATCTGGTCGCCGGCTGTCACGCCCTGCGTCTGTACTTGTTTGAGGTAGTCCGGCAGATCCTTGGCGTCGGTTGGCATGCCGTCGATGTAGCCCTGTGCGCCACCCTTCGGAATGACGCCGCGCGCCTCCAGCGACTTGAACATGGTGATAGCCTGCTCAGGCTTGACGCCCGGCTTAGCGAGCGAACCGGCCGTTTGCGCGACAATGCCGAGGTTCTTGATCTCGTGGTCAGATTCAGCGGTGCCGGCGTCGGCGTTCGCCTTGCGGACAGCGGCAGGTGCCAGATCCTGTGCGCGCTGCTCACCTCCGAGCGCAACGATTCCATCGATTGCGGCTTTCCCATTTGGATTTGCCGCAATCATCGATTTCAGGATGAAGTTCGCAGAATTTGGGTTGGCATCGACCTGATCAGCCTTTGCGCGCAAAGCTTTCGATTCAGGCGTCGGGCCGCCGGCTGTGTTCTCGATCGCATCCGCTTGCGAGCGCATACCGTCACTGGCGATTTTCGGCTGACCACTTTGAATGGCGGCGGACCACTCAGTCATGCGCCTCAGGTCGTTTTGTGCCTGCGCAGCGCTCTTGGTGTCCCACGCCTGCTTGAACTGTGCGTGCAGTTCGGGGACGAGTATGGCAGCTTTAGCGTAGTCGTCAGCACTGGCATTCGGGTTGTTGGCAAGCGTCTGGATTACGGCGCGCTTTTGCTGCTGAATGGCGAGGTCTCTGGCCTGCTGCGCGCGCTGAGTTTGCATATCGGTGATCGCGTAGCCATTCTTGATCCCGGACAGGAAGCTGTCGCCAGGAGCCTGAAGGCCAGCGAATGCACTGCTGTAATCGTACGGTTCAGGCATCAGAATTTGCTCCCTGCGAAGGTGCCGAGGGCACTCGTGATGCTGTTGATGAAGGAACTGTCAGCCTTGCCGGCCGCGAGTGCGGCGCCCGCCTGAGCCTGCCCCTGCTGGCCGAGCAGGGACGTGATCTGGTTCCCGGTTTGAAGTCCAGCGTTCCCCGTGCCCGCTGCTGCGTTTTGCCCCAGACTGGTCAGTCCGCCGAGGTTTGAATACTGCTGCTGGATCAGTTGGGCCAGCAGTTGCGGCGAGAATTGTGCGAGCGCGCCTTGGACGTTCCCGCCGCGCAGACCACCGGTAGCGGAAGCGTTCGCAAGGATGGCGTCTTGGCCTTGCTGCTGCAGGGCCTGGAACTGGGGCGACGCCTGAATCCCGGAGATTGCGGACTGCTGCGCAGCGTTGCCGTTCAGCCCAAGCAGATTCTGTTGGGCTCCCAGTGCACCAGTACCGGCGTTGACGAATGGCGATAGCAGTTGCTGAACCTGATCGAACTGGCGGCGCTGCTCGTCGATACCTGCTTGCGAGGCTTGGGACTGTGCGTTTGCGGCGGTCTCGGCCGCGCCTTTCTGAGCATTGGACGAAAGATATCCGCCGACGATCGTGCCGCCGGCAACGGCTGCTGCTACCCAAGACATGGGGTGGCCTCCGAGGTGAGTGCTGGTTGGGTGTTATCGATCAGGGCGAGCTCAAGAGCCTCCAGATCGGTAAGGTTCTGGGGGTTGGCGTGGATCGTGGTCCACACGGTGTCTTCCAAGGCGAATCCAACGCGCTTCGTGCCGGGGCGCGATATCAGCGTGCAGGGGGCGGCGACTTCCTTCATGCCGTCTTCGGTCCAGACGACGATGCGGCCCTTGGAGACGATGTTCAGGTGTTCCGTGCTGTGCACCTTGCCAGTGAGGATCGTGCCGGCGCGGATCAGGATTTCGCGCGCGTATAAGCCGTCAGCAAAGTGATGTACAGGCTCGATCGGAAGCTGCTCCATCATGCGCATTTGCGCTTCGAGCCGCTCGATCTGTTCGCGGGTGGGAAGAGGTGCCTGAGTTGTCAGGTCTTGGGAAGTGCCGGAATCCAGCAGCATGATTTCTCCAGTTCGGAGGTTCATGGCCGCTGGGCGCCGTATCTCAGCTATGCCTAAGAATCAGGCACTGTCGAGATTATAGAAAGTTCCTATTGGAAATTGCAAACAGGATAGAAAGGATTCATCTCTATGTGAATTTCCGGCCACTGATGCGGGCCTTGATCGCGCTCGCCGTAGGACACGTAATGGTCACTTTGCCACCTACCGCCAGCATGTGGCCGACGACATCAGGGAAGGGCCACGACGCGCCCGGCTGGATCGTCTTCACGAACGATTGCGCAAGCGAGCCGTCCGGAGAGAGCAGCTGCAGGGTTGCGGTCGCTGCGGACGCGGCCTCGTTCGTGCATGTCACCTTGTCGAGCGCGGTCACGCACGAGTCAGAGAGGTAGAAGGCGCCCGCGGCGCTGGCAGTCGCGAACGTGCCCTCGAGCAGAACGGAAACGGTGGTGGTCATGGGTCAAACTCCTTTTGCGATATTGGCCGCGCGCAGGGCGTTCGCGAGCGCTATTACGGTCGGCAGATCGGTTGCGGCGGCTGGGTACGATGTCGGGCTGGTGAGGCTGTCCGCGGTGCCGGCCGCAGCAACGTTCAGGTTCGCCACGCGGGTTGTGCTTGTGACGACGAGCGGCGCGGTGCCGGTGGCTACGGTCGATGTGATCTGATCGGATGCGGCGACCTTCTTGAACTTCGCATCGGCTGCGGTTGTCGCGCCGATGGGCGTGTTGTCGATCGTGCCGCCAGTGATCTCTACGCTATCCGCGTTCTGACCTGTGATCGTGCCCAGGTGTGGCCGTGGCACCATGTCGTCAGCGTCGACTTGCGGCGACGCGATGGGAGTACTCTCCAGCCGCGCCAATGCATCGGCCAGCACGGACAGAGACGCTACTGCGGTCTGTGCGACAGCCAGCGCGGAGCCAGCCAGCGCGTTCGCTTCCTCGATGGTGGACGGGAACGTGCCGCCGACAGCGCCCAATACCTGCTCGAGCGCGTAGACGGCCTGCTGATTCCCTTGCGCCATCTGCGCCAGTACATTGCGGGGCAGGTTCAGAAGATTAGGCATTGAGCGGCTCCATCTGCGCCTCAAGCCGCGCAACGGACAGGTGAGCATCCGACGTGCCTCGGAACTTCTGGATGCGCCAGTTCTCCATGCCGCCCTGACCAAGCCACACGAGACGTTTTGTGCGTTGGCCCTGTCGCCCGGCCTTGATCGAGCGCTCCAGGCTCCACGTCTCGCCATCGGCGGAATGCGATGTCCATATGACAGGATCCGCGCCGAGCGGTACGCGGCCGGGCAGTGCGACGAGTTCAAGCTCGTGGAAGATCGCGCCATTGCCGCCGTTGTACAGGATCGCCGTGCCGAACTCCCAGCCGATGACCTGACCGTAGTGCGTCGATACTGTCTCGTCCATCTGCCCGAGTGCGTTCGACGTCGGGTCACCGCACAGCCATCGGTCGTAGCACCACACGAAGTTGCGCGCGCGGTACTGCGATGGCGTCATCAGCCCTGAGTCCACGGTGAACCATACCTGATCCTGCAGGACAGCCGACGCGGCGCCGTCGTAGACCAACGTCCGGTCGGGCAGATGCAGATAGAGCAGCTGGTGATTCTTCGTGGCGCGCACCTCCATGACGGATGTCGCCAGCTCGGCCTCGGTGTACTCCAGCAGAAGTGTGTCGATCTCGCCGGTGGACAGCTTCTGCGTGGCCGCATTCAGGCCAACCCACACGGCCGGCGGTTCGCCGCGTGCGCCGCCCAGGAACGCGATCTTGTCGTCGTACAGTTCGATGCAGTGCGTGCCAATGGCGCCGCGGTTGATCTGCGCACCCTCCACCCGGACGAACGGGAATACGGCGCTGACCGAGGATTGGCCCACGTTCTGCATCATCTCGATCGTGTACCGGTTGACCGCATAGACCTCGCCTGCGCGTGACTTGAACAGGCCCTTGATCGGGTCCGGGTCGCCCTCGCTGCTGCCGTAGCGGAGCGGGTTGATCGAAGTCGGGTCGGTCAGGTCGGTCACGATCAGCGATGTGCCATCCGTGGTCATGAAATATCCGTCGATCCAGAGAACGTCCAGTGCCGCTCCAAGATCCGGATCGGTGACTTGCTGCAGCGCCGAGCCGTTCCAGTAGAACAGGGCGCCTCCGGACGAAATAGCGAGGCGGTCGAACGAGTAATCCATGCTCACTTGTCCGGATCCGCCAACGTCGCCAAGCACGGTCACGGCGCCAGAAGCATCGACGCGGACCAGCTTCGACCCCATGACGCGGTAGTGCACACCGTTCCAGTTCTCGGCCCCGCGGTCGACGCCCGGCCCGCTGCCAATCTGCGCGACTCCCTCGGCCGGCCGCAGGTAGCCAGCACTGATCCCTTGTGCGCGCGGCACGGGCATCATATTGCGCGGGTACGATGCCCGGAAGTCCGGCCCCTCGTCGGTGTAGATGCCGCTGAGGATCGGGATCTGAGCCATGGCTTAGAAGCCCTCGCCTGACATCACGTGCAGCGTCGTGCCCGCTGCGGAGATGTGCGACAGCTGGTTGTCGCTCATCGCCTTCGTGATGACGACTTGCGCGCCGGCTGGGACTGGATAGTCCGACGTCGAAGCATTGGCGACGCTCTGGCCGACGCGCACGTAGCACGGGTTCGTGCCAAGGTTCGTCAGGATCAGTTGCTTGCTGCCGATCGTCAGGGTGGCGGTAGCGGCGCCAGCTGCCGGAGTCAGTACTTGGCCCGAGCCGTAGCCGGGTTGAACCGGTGCTTTGATAGTCATATCGTTCCTTTGGTCAGTAGCAGCGCCACGGCTTGTTGCCGGCGCCGATGCGCGGCAGGCCGGAGCACTGGCCGCTGGTTGGGGTGACGGCGGCGCCGAGCAGGGCGTTATAGCCACTGGTGGCCGCCGCGATGGTCTGCGGTGTCAGCGTCTTGCCGCGCCCAGCCGCGAGCGTGATCGCAAGGTTTATGTAGACCGCACGATTTGCCGTGTCGGGGATGCCAGAGTCGTCGCCGATGTCCGAGTCGTCAGGCGTTGCCGGCAGCGCGTAACCGATAGAGATCCCGGCGCCGCTCCACTCGGCCATCATGGTGTCGAGCTGGCGGAGAGCATCCTCACGCACCTCGGCGCCCAGGTCGAACGCGTAGCCGGCGCGCGCAAGCTCACTGAAGGCCTGATCGATAATTTGGCTTTTTGTCCACATGTTCAGCTCCAGGATACGGAGGAAGCGATCGCAGCCCACGCAACCTTGCAAGCGAGGTGGATGAACTGGTCGGTGTTCAGCGTGATCATGTTGTCGCACTTGAGGAAGTCGGCCAGCCAGTGGATCACCACTTCGGCCAGCGCCAGCCAGATTGATCCTGTCAGCAACAGTACGAATCCACCATGAATCACTGCGTGCGCGCCGAGGGCATGGGGCCAAAAGACCTTGCCCACAGCGGTATGACGGTTCTTCGCTTCAGACAGGAACGGCCCTTGGAGGGGGTAATCTGCCAGCGCGTGCGCGAACACGAGTAGACAGAGCATCATGGCGAAGTTTAGATGGCCGAGCATGATCAGACCTTGAGCGCGGCTTCGACCATCGCGGCGAGACGGTCGGTCGGGATGTTGGCCGCGTATTGCAGCTTCAGCTCGTCAGCCTTGCGCTTCAGCTCGTCACGGGTCGGCGGCGCGTTGTCGGCGGCGTCCTGCAGCGCAGCTTGATGCGCTTCTTTCGCCTCGATCGTGGTCAGATACCAGCCATCGGCGAGCGTCGCCTCGATCTGATCATCGTCGACGATGGTGTAATCGAATTTGCCGCCGTGGATCTCGTGCGGGCCCGGCGCTTTGTACAGCATGGTTTGATCAGCCATTGTTTTCTCCTGTGGTCAGTGTCGAAGCGAATGCCTCGGGTTCTTGGGTAATCGGATGAAGAAGTCAGGCGCAGCGGGCGGCGTGCCCACGTAGCCACCGGCCGCGAGCGTGGCGCCGTCTAGGGTGCTGGCAAAGGTTCCGGATGCGTTCGATGTCGCGGCACCGCTTGCCGCCATCGTGGCGCCGTCAAGAGTTGATGCGATCGTGCCGAGGTTCGTGACGATTCCATTCGCGCTCATCGATGCGCCGGCCAGCGTGCTCGCAAATGTTCCGGCATTGGTGACGTTGCCGGCCGCAGCCATGGACGCTCCCGCCAAGCTGCTCGCAAACGTGCCGGATGGGCTGTTGCCTACCGTGCCGGATGCAGAAAACGTGGCGTCGCTCAGCGTCGAAGCGAACGCGCCCTGTGCGATGACCTGGCCGGATGCGCCGAACGTTGCGCCGTCAAGCGATGCCGAGAGCGCACCAGATACGCCGGCGCTCGCTGAAGCGGACCACAGCCGGCGAGGCTGAGCATTCCACAGCGCGCCCCAGGTATTCGCGCTGAACGCCGCGAGTTCCGCGTTCGTCGGGTCGGACTGCAGAACGGAGAGACCGGCCAGCGCGGTATTGCTCGAGGACGTCCAGCTTGCGGAGGCGATAAACGAGCCGATTTCCAACTTGAATGCGGCTACGCTTGTCGGCGAACC